CAACGGAATATACGCAAAACCATTAGTAAAAGTGGTTTGGGCGCCCCTAGAGCCACGGGAAGATAAGGAAACCTTATAATAAGAAAAGCACTTTATTGGATAATCCAACGGGGGCATGCAGATGCGCAAGCCAGCGCCGTGGCAGCGGCGTTTCTACAGGTCAAAGGCTTGGCAGGAGTGCCGTGCGGCAGTCTGGGAGCGCCAGCACGGCCTCTGTGCCGATTGCATGGAGCGCGGCGAGCTCACGCCGATAGATGAGGTGCACCATCTGGTCGAGCTGAACGAGTTCAACGTCTGTGACCCCAAGGTGAGCCTCGACCCGAGCCGCTGCGTGGGTCTGTGCCGCAACTGCCACAACCGCCGCCACGAGAAGGGCTACAAGAGGCAGGGCCAGCCCACGAGGGTCTGGTTCGATGAGAACGGAAGACCCATGAGGAAGGGAGTTGAGCTGTGAGCGACGTACACGTGCTGATGCCGGAGATGAGGCCGGCGATAGTGCGGTCGAAGGAGCCGGTGTGCGACGAGGACGGGTTCGTGACCCACCACGAGATTCACGAGCGCGTCTGCGCGGTCCACACGCTGCAGGTCGGGCGCGGCGGATGGGTCTGCGAGTTCGAGGACGGCAGCGTTGCCGTGGCACCCTACGAGAATGTGAGGTTCGTTGATGGCGAAGAAGAGTGAGAGCTACAAGAAGGAGGTCATACGCACCTCGGACTCCTATCAGGCGATGGTCGAGACGGGCCGCTACGACCTCTCCGACCCCACCATCGAGTCGACCATCTGCCAGTACGCATGGCTTGACGACAAGATAGAGGAGTGCCGGCGCATCCTCGACACCGAGGGGCTGATGGTGGAGGGCCTGCACGGCAAGATTCAGAACCCCGCGCAGGGGTCCATCAAGGCGTACATGCAGATGCAGGGCGAGGCGCTCCGCCAGCTCAAGCAGCTCTCTGCCGAGGCCCCGACGAAGAACGACGAGCTTGACGAGTTTCTGGGGGCGATGTAGCCATGAGGTACTTCGGGAATGTGCTCTACCTCTGCGACGGCAAGGCGTGCGACAACCCGACGCATTGCCACCACAACGGGACGGGCGAGTGCCGCCACACGACGCGGTGGGAGCACGCGCTGCACCCCGACGTCGACCTGAAGGACTTCGTATCGCACCCGAGTCCTATTGAGGGCAAGGTCGACCTGTGGGAGCCGACCAGTGACTAGCGCGTACCACGAGTACATGGCGGACGCCCTTGCGGGGGCGTTCGTCACCTCCGGCAAGATTCGGAAGCTGTGCAGGATACTCAGCGAGCGCGGCGACACCTACAAGCGGTGGCACTACGACCAGTCGAGGGCGGACCACGCCATCCGGTTCATCGAGGCGTTCTGCTGCCAGACGTCGGGCGAGATAGGCAAGAAGCTCGTCCTGCAGCCCTTCCAGAAGTTCTTGCTGTCTGCGGTGTTCGGCTGGGTGGACGACGAGGGCAACAGGCAGTACCAAGAGGTTCTGGTCATCATGGGGCGCAAGAACGGCAAGACCGTCCTAGCCGCAGCCATCATGCAGTACCTCATGGTCGCGGACGGGGAGTACGGCCCTCAGATATACACGATGGCTTGCACCGACTCGCAGGCCGCTCTCTGCTTCGGCGGCGCGAAGAAGATGATGCGGCAGTCCCCGGCCCTCAGCAGGCGCGAGCGCATGGGCACGGTGCCGGAGCGGCGGCGTCAGGGCATATTGCACGAGGCGAACGACGGCTACATCACGACGCTCACCATGAACACGGAGCTGGACGGCCTCGACGTCCATGGCGCGGTCTGCGACGAGATAGCCGCGTGGAAGTCGGACGGCCCGTACAACGACGTGAAGCAGGGCATGTCCGCCCGCAGGCAACCGCTGATGTTCGAGATCACGACCGCAGGCTTCGTGCGCAACTCCATCTACGACACCCAATACGCCTACGCGGCGCGCTGGCTCGAAGGGGAGATCGAGGACGACCGCTTCATCCCGTTCATCTGGGAGCTCGACCGCACCGACGACTGGATGCACGACGAGGAGTGCTGGTATCGCGCGAACCCCGGCTTGGGCACCATCAAGTCCATCGACACGCTGCGCGGTTTCGTGCAAAGGGCCATCAACGAGCCGACGTTCCGCCCGACCGTGCTCACCAAAGACTTCAATGTCCCGCAGAACAGCTCTACCGCGTGGCTCACGTGGGAGGAGTCGGGGAGCGACGAGCGCTTCGACTTCTGGGGCGCGGGCTTCCGCTACTGCATCATCGGCTTCGACTACGCGCAGTCGGTGGACCTCGCTGCGGCTCAGGTGCTCTGCATGAGGCCGGAGAGGGACGCCGAGGGCAACATCGTGAGGGACGAGCGCGGGGCTGCGGTGTTCGACCCGCACATCTACGAGACGAGCATGTACTGGATGCCCGAGGCCAAGCTCGACGCGCAGGAGACCAAGGGGGACAAGGCCACGAAGGACCACGCCCCGTACCGCCTGTGGAGGGACCAAGGGCTGCTGCGGGTGGTTCCCGGAAACGTCGTGCCGGTGTCGGTGCTCGCCGAGTTCATCAACGAGCTGCGCGACGAGCACGGCCTGTACACGTTCGCCATCGGCTACGACCCGTGGCACGTCCTCGGCGGCGACCGCGAGCTCTTGGAGCAGATGGTGGGGGACAGCCGGTGCGAGCAGGTCATACAGGGCGTCAAGACGCTCTCCGACCCGATGTACCGCATACGCGCCGACTACCAGCAGGGGCGCTTCATCGACGACGCCAACCCGATCAACCGCTGGTGCCGCATGAACGTGATGGCGATATACGACTCCAACCTCAACATCCTGCCCGACAAGAAGGAGGGCAAGGGCGCCAACAAGATTGACGGGTTCATGGCAGAGCTGGACGGCTACATCGCACTCCTGCGCCACGAGGACGAGTACAAGGCCATCCTGACGTAGCCACCGTAACTGACCGTCTACCAGCGAAAACGCGAATTGGCGTGCCCGTGAGTTACCACCTCGCTGGGCATATATCGGCTATTTTGCATATATGCATTGATTTATGCATTTTTATGTTGGTTACGGCACAAGGCCGACCTGCGGTTTTGGTGAGTTTCGAAACATTTTTGTGCCGTAACTCATGCATCTACCTGCGGTTTGCATAAGTGTGCCGTTAATATGCATATTCGGATAAGTTTTTGAGCTGGGATTTCTCTTGTCGCCCGTAACGCCAAGGCCGTGGTGACGCGGCGCGCGCTCGCTCTTGCGTTTTGCGCAAGCGGCGGCACCGCTACGGCCTTGAGCGTAACGGAGGAAAAGGATGTTTTTATGCAAAACCGACCACTCCACGAAGACAACATGACCGGCTTACATATTTCTGATGCCGAGCTTACAATCTCTTGACAATTACAGACGGAGCGGCTAAGTTTGCTACAGTGGGATACTTGTGTGGGGCCTCGTTCTCGGACGTGGCCCCTTTTCTTTTGCGCAGGGGAGGCGATGGCCCTTGGCGAGCGAGAACGTCTTCTCCAAGATTCTCGGGAGGTTCCGCAGGCGTTCCGAGGACAAGGCACGGACCGCGAGCTACTTCCAGACGCTCACCGACTACTCGCCTTCGTTCAGGACGTGGCGTGGCGGCGTCTACGAGATGGAGCTTACGCGCGCGTGCATACACGCCTTCGCAAGCGCCTGCTCGAAGGGCGAGCCGCACATCACCGGCACGGCGCGACCGGAGCTGGTGAAGGCCTTCGGGAGCTGGCCCAACGACTTCATGACGTGGCCGCGCTTCCTGTACAGGCTCGCCACCATATACGAGGTCGACTGCACGGCGTTTGTCATACCGACCTACGACGATCGCGGCTACACCAACGGCCTGTTCCCCATACGGCCCGAGTCCACCGACCTCATCGACGTGGATGGCGAGATGTGGGTCAGGTTCAACCTGCGCACGGGCGAGCAGATGGCGTTCCCGGCGTCCGACGTCTGCTGCATCTCGAAGTACCAGTACCTCAGCGACTACTTCGGTACCGCCAACAACCTGCAGGCGACGATGGACCTGCTGAACAAGCAGGTGCAGGCCGAGCACAACGCCATCGACCTCGGCGGCAAGATTAAGTTCATCGGCAAGGTCGTCGGTCAGGTCGCGCCGGAGGACCAGAGGCGCAAGCGCGACGAGTTCTACGCGCGCAACTTCACCGAGAACGACACGGTGCTCATGATCTACGACTCGACCTTCGCGGACATCGAGCAGGTCAAGGCGAGCACGTACACCATCTCGACCGACGAGATGGAGCGCATCGACACGCACGTGTTCGACTACTTCGGATGCAACGAGTTCATCCTGCAGAACAGCGCCGACGAGGCCAAGTGGGACTCCTACTACGAAGGCAAGGTCGAGACGTTCTTCCTGCACCTCTCGGAGGGCCTCACGCAGTCGTGCTTCACGCGCAGGCTGGTCACGCAGGAGAACGCCAACCGCATCTGGTTCGGCTCCGACCGCCTGCAGTTCGTGAGCGCCGCCACCAAGCGAAACATCGTCCGCGACATGACCTCGTACGGGATCATGACCGTCAACGAGGGCCGCGCCATCCTCGACTTGCCGATGTTGCCGGGGATGGACGTGTTCATGGTGCGCGGAGAGTTCTTCCAGATGGACATGCAGGGCAGGGTGGTGTTCGCCTCTGGCGGTCGCGAGGGGCTTCCGGTGCCAGCCCCCGTGGACGACCCTGACTTCGACCTCGGCGGAGACGACCAGATATACAACGACGCCGACGCCTACGGCGCGGTCGAGAAGCCAGACGTATAAGGAGGCAGAGATGCCGGCAAAGCCACACGAGAGACAGTACCGCTCGCTCTTCTCGCCACTGGCGCCCGTCGCAACTGGCGCCGAGAAGCGCTTCGACAGCGACTTCTACGTGGAGGGATACGCGAGCACCTTCAACGACCCGTACATGCTCTACAAGTTCGGCGACACGGAGTTCTGGGAGATTATCGACCCCGACGCCTTCCGCGACGCCGACATGAGCGACGTGATATTCCAGTACGACCACAACGGGCGCGTGTATGCGCGACAGAGCAACGGCACGCTCGTGGTCGAGCCGCAGCTTCACGGCCTGTTCATCGCGGCGGACCTCGGCAGCACGAGCCTGTCCCGCCAGATGTACGAGGACATCGATGCCAAGCTGGTCACACGCATGTCGTGGGCGTTCATGCCCGATTGGGACTCCATCGAGGAGGTCTACGACGAGGAGGCCAACACCTTCACGTCCACCATCCACCGGGTCGAACGGGTCTACGACGTTTCGGCGGTCTCACTTCCTGCCGACCCCAACACAGAGATTAGCGCGCGTTCCTATTTCGACGGAGCGATCGAGAGGATTGAGGCGGAGCGACTTCAAAGCGTGCTAGAGGCCAAGAGGGGACTTGAGCTTAGACGTAAGCGCATGGAACTCGCGGCCAAGGCAATGCAACTTCGATAGCAAGGAGGATTCGGATGCTTATCTCCGAGTTCACCCCCATGGGCGCGGTCGAGCTGCGTCGCATGGACGGCGAGGCATACCTGTCCCGCCGCGCGGAGGTGCTTGAGCTCTCCGCCAACCTGCCCGAGGACGTGACCCTCGAGCAGATGGAGTCCATCGACTCCGAGATGAACCTCTACAAGGCTGAGGACGAGCACCGCGCAAACGTCGCGGCCCTCAACGCCGAGAAGCGTCAGCTCGTCATCAGCGGCGGCGGCAAGGCCGTCGAGTCCGTCGTGACCGCTGCCGTCAACACCCCGACCGAGGAGGCACCCACCATGCCCGAACAGCAGGCACGCTCGCTCGGCGAGCACTTCGTGAACCTCGTCAAGCGCGATGGTCACCCCAAGTCCTTCCACCTCGTGGCCACGCCGTTCTCTCGCGCCGCCACCGACGTGCAGGGCACTCCGGCGCTCGCACAGGCCACTCAGGCTATCACCACCTATGACACCAACGTTGTCGAGGGCGTCCGCGAGTCCATGGGCGTCCTGAACCTCATTGGCCGCGAGGTCATCGACGGCAACACCCTCGTGTACTTTGTCGAGGGCGCCAAGGAGGGCACCATCGCCACCTCCATCGCCGAGGGCGCGAAGAAGTCCCAGATTCACTTTGCCGACCCCACGCAGGTCACCGTCACGCTTGAGAAGATCGCGGCCTTCATCAAGGAGTCCGACGAGTACATCGACGACTACGGCTACCTCGCCAGCGCCATCAATGGCCGTCTGCTCTACGAGCTGAACATGGTGCGCCAGCAGAAGGTCATCACCGGCCTCCTCGGCACCTCCGGCATCCAGACCATCGGCGCTACCACGGCCGTCACCCGCACCGCAGTAGCCATCGCCGACGAGATTGCCAACGCCATCGCCGATGTCGTGACCTACTCTGGCCGTACCGCGAACGCTATCGTCATGACCCCCGACATCTGGAAGCTCCTGCGCATCGGCAAGGACGGCGAGAACCGCTACTACGGCGGCGGCTACTTCGCGGCCCTGCACGGCGAGAACATCTGGAACCTCCCCATCGTGCTCTCCAACCAGCTCACCGCAAACCACGTGGTCGTCGGCGCGTTCGACACCTGCGCCTCTCTGGTCACCAAGGCCGAGGGCGTCACCGTCGAGGCAACCAATACGGACAGCGATGACTTTATTAAGAATTTGATGACCGTCCGTGCAGAGGTGAGGGAGAAGCTGGCGTGCCGCATCCCCGCTGGCTTCGTGGACATCACCGTGGCGGCGTAGTGATGCTGCGCACCTACAAGTGGCGCGGCGTGTTCTGGCGCTTCGAGGACGGCAAGGCGCCCGAGGGCGCCATTCTTGTCGAGGTCGCGGTCGCTCCCGTGACCGCAGAGACCCCCAAGAAGGCCCCCGCGAAGCGCGCCACGCGTACGCGAAAGCCCAAGGCAGACACAACGGAATAGGAAGGGGGCATCGTGGCTCTGCTCGATGATTTGAAGGTGACTCTGAGAGTGAGTCACGATGCCCTCGACCAAGAGATAATGGACTCTGCCGCCGCATGCGTGTTCGACATGGCAAACAAGGGCGTGTCGGTCGCGTGGCTCGGCACCGATCCGTTCGTGGACGGATTCTCGTTCGAGGACATCGATGAGAGCGCGCTGCCAGTCAAGGCGAAGCGCATCATCGCCACGTGGGTCAAGTTCGACGTGCTCATGGATAACGACGAAGCCGAGCGCTTCGTCAAGTCCTACGACTCGCAGGTGTGCTCGATTCTCAACAGCCGCTTCAACGGCGTCTACGACGAGCCGGAGGAGGTGGGCGACGGTGCGCTGGGATTCGGTCATAGTTCTCCGTGACGTCGAGACCAACATGGTCGTTGACGACGAGGGCAGCGAGCGCGAGGGCGAGCCGGTGGACACGCAGGTCTTCTGCAACGTCCGCTCACTTGGTTTTGAGACGTGGGCGACCGCCGCGCAGCTTGGGCTCAAGCCCGAGTTGCAGGTTGAGGTGCGCACCATCGACTACCACGGCGAGTCGCAGGCCGTCTACCAAGGCCGGGAGTACGACCTGAGCTTTTCGAGCACGCGCGGCGACAACACCATCCTTACCTACGCGACTCATGCGAGGAACGACAATGGGTAAGCATCTCTGGATAGAGGATGACCAGTTCGCCGCCGCCATGTCCGAGATATTCGGCGACATCGTTGATGCGTCCGACGAGGCGGTCTTCCAGTGCGTCCATGACGCAATCTTGGAGGGCCGTGACGAGTGGCGTCGCAACGCGAAGCAGTATAAGGCCAGATACCACAAGGGCCAATGGAAGTACGGCAGGTTCGTGACCTATCGCACGCTGCGCAAGAAGCACGGCGTCGAGGGCCACATCTTCTCGCGCAAGCCGGGCCTCCCGCACCTTCTCGAGAAGGGCCACGCAAAGATTGGCGGCGGCAGCACGCGGGCCTACCCGCACGTCAAGCCTGCGGCAGACTACGCCTTCCGCTACGCCCGCAAGCATCTGCCTGAATACATAGCGAGGGAGCTGCGATGAGCGCGAAGTCAGTCGTGTACGCGGCCCTCACCGCTACGGGCATCCCCGGCAGGCAGGACGCCTACCCGGTCGGCAAGGCACCGACCCCGCCCTTCTTCGTCTATACGGTCGAGTCTACGGGCGGGTTTGTCGCGGACGGCACCATCTACGCGAGCCTTCCGCGCTTCCATGTGGAGCTGTTCGAGAAGGCGTCCGACGCGGCCACCGAGGCCCTGCTGCGCGACGCGATCGCGTCGCTCGGCTGTGTGCCCGACGAGACCGGACTTTGGTCCGAGTCCGAGGTCTGCCACATCGAGCAGTACGACTTCACCTATCACTACACAGAAGAATAGGAGGCCATCATGGCCGAACTTTCCAAGGTCCGCTTCGGACTCTCCAAGGCGTACTACGCCGTCCTCAACGGCGACACCTACGACACCCCCGTCGCCCTTCCCGGCGCCGTGAGCCTGACCCTCAACCGCGAGGGCAGCGAGCCGACGACCTTCTGGGCTGACAACGTTGCCTACTATGTGACCCCCGGCTCGAACGGCGGCTACACCGGCACCCTCACCCTCGCGCTCGTGCCCGACGCCTTCAAGGTGGCCGTGCTCGGCGAGGTCGTTGACGACAACGGCATGCAGGTCGAGATTTCCGACGCGACCGCCAATTCGTTCGCCCTCATGTACGAGGTCGAGGGCGACCGCGACAAGAAGCGCTACGTCTTCTTCAACTGCACCGCGCAGCGCGTCACCCCCGGCGCCAACACCAAGTCCGACTCCACCAACCCTGACACTCAGGACTTGGAGTTCACCGCCATCGGCAAGGACTTCACCTTCGGCGGCACCGGCGTGACCAAGAACATCGTCAAGGGCTCTGCCGAGGAGGCCGCGACCGCGTTCGCGACGTGGTACACGACCGTGCCCGTCCCGACCAAGGCCTAGAGCCATAGCCGGTTGACACCATTGGAAGAGCAGCCCCGTCGCGCATCCTGTCCCTGCGCGACGGGGCTTCTCTCAGATACAGACAGGAGTATCTAATGCTCATCAAGTTCAAGAACGCCTCTGGCCGTGGAGTCCGCAACCCGCTTCGCTGGGGGGACGGCGACGACGTTCACTACGCCGTCTGCTCTACTTATGCGCTGAAGCTCTACCAGCAGACGTTCATCGAGGATCCGTCCTCCAAGCACCACTCGCTCATCAACGACGTCATGGACACGGGGGACGGCTCCGAGTTCATGTCTCTGGTGGGCATCGATTGGGACGCGGACATGAGGGCCGCATGGGCGATGATGCGCTCCGCAGACGTCGCGGGGCTCAACGACGGGGTTGACCCGATTCCGAGCTACGACCAGATGATCGAGGACCACGCCGCTGACATCATCGACTTCTCCGACCTTCACATGTGCGTCTCGCGCGAGATAGATGCGACCTTTCGTACCCTATCCGCCCGACTCGCTAAGGCAGCACGAGAGCAAGAGCAGTAGCGGGACGCGCCTGCCCTTCACGCAGGTGTTTCTCGCCGCCATGAGGTTCGGGTACTCGCGGCGGGACTTGGCCGTGATGCCCTACGGCGAGGTCATCTTCGACCTCGCGGCAACGAACGAGAATTCAGACGATACCGAGTCGCACGTCGAGATGGCGACGCAGGAAGACATAAGAAGCATGCTAGGGTAGGTGGTTCGCATGGCAGAGTATGCCGGTCTTGAGATTCGCATCGGTGGCAACACGACAAAGCTCAACAACGCCCTCAAGGCGTCCACCAAGAGCGCTGCGGAGCTGCAGAGCCGCATCCGGCAGATTACTAAGGCCATGCAGTTCGACCCCACCAACCTCAAGAACGTCGAGACGCGCGTCAAGATCACTGGCGACAGGATGCAGAGCCTGCAGTCCAAGGCGCAGATTACCCGCACCGCCATGGAGCAGCTCGGCAAGACGATGACGACGTTCAGGAACGCTGACGGAACGGCCAAGACGGTCAGGGACGTTGCGGAGTCGACCGACAACCTCTCCCTGAAGGCGAAGCAGGCCGACGAGCGCTTCAACAAGCTCACGGGCTCTCTTGCGCAGGTCTACGAGGCGTGGAACCGCCTCTCTCGCGACAGAGGCTCCGACTATCTCGTGGACCAGATAGGACTCTCCCGTGACGAGGCGGACCAGCTCATGAGGTCCACCACGTCCGTGCGCGAGTTCGTGTCCGTGCTCAGGGAGGAGCAGAGGGTCAGAAGCGACCTAAGCTACTCGGGAGACAAGCCTCTCATCACCGAGCAAGAGATTGAGATGGCGAAGAGCCTCAAGGGGCTCGACTTCCACGGGCTGTTCAAGCGCGGACTGGACCTCGATGACGTGATTCAGGAGGCCGAGAAGCTCGGCGTCGTGATAGAGGACTCCGCTATCGCCAACGTCCGCGAGCTGCAAAGCGCGTTCAGGGATGCACAGCAGGAGAAGAAGGGCTTCGACGACGCCCTCCGCTACGAGCAGATGGCTACCGACCTGCAACGTCTGGACTCCGAGGCCGAAAGCCTCTCACAGACGATGCGGAAGCTGGACGACTCGCTCAACCCCACCGTCATGTCCGAGGGCTTTCAGCTTGCGGAGACGCGGGTTCGCAGCTTGGACGCGATGCTCGACAACATTGAGCATGACCTCGAGCGCACCGGCGCAGCGATGAAGGCTGACCCGACGAACGTGCAGCTCGCTGCACGCTACTACGGTGACTTGCAGCAGAAGGCCGCGCTCTCCGAGGAGAAGGTCAGCCTGCTCAACCGTCAGATGGGCATGCTCGATGCCAGCGGCGCCAGCAAGGCGGCGAGCAGACACAAAGACCTCGCAAAGTGGATAGAGGAGTCGGCTGAGTCGGCGCGCAAGGCCAAGAAGGAGTACTCGGACCAACAGGCTACGGTCGCTAATCTCACTGACCAGACCAAGGGATTGCAGCAGGCCATCGCGATGGTGAAGGGCGACCATACCATCGCAGGCTACAGCGATGCCGTCTTGGAGTGGAATAAGCGCACGAAAGAGCTTGAATCTGCGATGGAGAGGCTCGCGAATAGGGAGCAGGACGTCACAAACAACCAGAAGGCTCTCACGCAAGCTCAGATTAACTTTGATGAGGCCAAGAAGGGGGCCAAGGAGCTTTCCGAGCAGCTTGAGTCGCTGCGGAAGGAGTACGCCGAGCTCGATGCGGTCTACAGACAAGTCTATGACGACCCCAACGTCGACTTTGACACCAAGCTGGGGATGTACAACCGCCTGCAGGAGCTACCCGGAGAGATTCAACGGGTCGAAAATGCCTATAACAGTGCCAACGCAAAGGTCGAGGGTTTTAACGATGCACTGGCAGCGCAGCAGGAGCGCGTCAAGATTGCCAAAAGCGCCCTAGAGCAGCAGCAGGAGAGGGTCGGGGAACTCAAGAAGGCCGTCGCCAAACTTGAGGAAAGCAGCGAGGTCAAGCTGTTCCGTAATCCCAACGAAGAGCTTGGCAAGGCCGAGAAGGAGTTGGAGGGGCTGCGCAAGCAGCTTGGCGAAGCTCTGGTCGAAGAGAAGAGGCTCGCAAGCGCGTACAAGGCCGCAGAGACCGAGAACGAGCTCGCCAAGACCGCCCATGCGTTGCAGGACACCTCGCAGGAGGCCAACGACGCCAAGATGGCGCTGAAGCAGGTGCAGGACGAGCTGAAGGGCGAGAACGCCGGCATCCTCAACGCATCGACCATCAAGTCCATCGGCATGACGTTCTCCGCGACGCTCACGCCCCTTCTGACCGGGCTTGCCTACAACATGGCAGACGCCGGCTCGGAAGTGGACTCCGCCTATCGTGACATGCGCAAGACGGTCGAGGGCACCGAGGAGCAGTTCGAGCGCCTGCGCCAGTCCGCAATCGACTTCTCGCGCACGCACGTCACCAGCGCCGACCAGATTCTCCAGATAGAGGCAATCGGCGGCGAATTGGGAGTGGCTACAGACTCGCTGCAGACTTTTGCAGAGGTCATTTCAAACATTGATGTTGCCACCAACCTCGATGTAGAGTCCGCAGCCGACGCATTGGGCCATCTGTCTAACATCTTGAACCTCACCGAGGACGACTACGTTGGCTTCTCCGACGCACTCGTTCGCCTTGGAAACAACGGCGCATCGACCGAGAGCGAGATTGCCAACATCGCCGAGCGCATCGGCTCCATGGCAAGCATCGTCAACATGTCCGCCCCGGACGTCCTCGCTTGGGCCAGCAGCATCGCCAGCACCGGCCAGAACGCCGAGGCGGCAGGTACCGCGATAAGTAAGACAATGAGCTTCTTCGAGACCGCCGTGGCATCCGCAGGCGGCACCATCGACACCAGCTTTGACGCCATCAGCGCTGCCGTGCAGAACGGCGGCAGCGAGCTTGTCATGTTCTCGAACCTCATGGGCCAGACCGCAGACGAGTTCGCCGAGGCGTGGGAGTCCGACCCCAAGGCTGTGTTCGAAGAGGTGACTGATGCGGTCGACGGCGCGAAGAATTCGCTCCAAGGCATCGCCGATGTCGCGCACATGACGGCAGACGAGTTCGCCCAGACGTGGGAGTCTGACCCGACCGCAGCCATGGAGGCCTTCATCAAGGGTCTGAACGACGTCGAGAAGGCCGAGGGCTCTGCTGATAGGGTGCTGCAAGGCTTCAAGATAACGTCGGTGCGCCAGAAGCAGGCCATCGAGGGTTTGATGCGGACCATCGGAGGTCTTGACGACAACCTAGAGATGTCGCGCAACGCATGGAACGGCGTTTCCGACGAGTGGGGTCGTGCGGGAGACGCCGCGAACGAGGCGCAGAAGAAGGCAGAAGGCTTCTCCGGCCAGCTCTCCATCATGAAGAACATGTGGCAGAACATGCTTGCCGAGCTGTCCGAGGGCGCAGTCCCGTGGATTCAGCGATTCACGGGCATCCTGCAGTACGCATCCGAGGCCTTTTCCGGCCTCAGCTCTGACACAAAGCAATGGATTGTCGCTGCGGGTGGCATCGCAGCCGCCATCGGTCCGTTGCTCTCGGTCGTGGGCACCTTCGGAACGGCGAGGAAGGAGTTCAAGGACTGGTACGAGACGACCGTCAGTGGCATGAACTTCATGGTTATGGCCGCGAAGATGGGTACTGGCACGCTTGAGAAGGCCATGAGCGGCACTATGACGACCATGGAGAAGGTAGGCGTGGTCGCGGGCAACTTCGGGCAGTCGTTGCTCAAGGGGCTTGCTACTGGCTCGGTGGTCGCTGGCATCGCGGTGATAGGGTACGCGCTGTACCAGATGTACGAACAGTACAAGGAGCACATCGCGGCCACCGAGGGACTTACCAGCGCGATTGCAGGCATCGGAAGCGTATCCAACCACGCCGTGGGCGGTATTGACAGCGTGAAGATGTCCACCGGAGAGCTCATGGAGAACGCGAGCGAAGCTGAAGGCAGGCTCGCGGACCTCGCAAAGACCCTTGCGGACTCAAACCGCCAGTACGACGCCTACGCAGGTCCGTTGGAGGGCTATGCAAGAACCGTCGAGACGCTCGGCGGGAAGGCCGAACGCTCCAAGGACGAGACCAACAAGCTCGCGGCAGCGCTGCAGGGCATCAACGACGCATGCGGCACCAATTATGCGCTGGACGAGTACGGCAACATCATCGATACCGAGACCGGCAAGATTCAGGAGAACAACGAAGTCATCAGGGCCAACATCGAGCTTCGCAAGCAGCAGGCGCTCATCGACTACTACAGCGACGACTACGCGAAGGCGATAGGCCAGCAGGAGGACGCGCGGCAGGCCGTATACGGCCTCGCAGAGGAGTACAGAAGACTTCGCACCGAGGCTGGCAAGCAGGATTGGATTGACAACTACATCGAGAAGACGGGCAGGGCCGACCTTGCCGAGGAGGCCTTCAAGGGGCATCTCGATAGGGTCAAGATTTCCCTCGAGCAGAGCAAGAACGAGTTCACCAAGACGAGCGAGGTGGTCAACAACCTCGACGGTAGGATGGCCGACGCCACCGAGAGGATGAACAAGGCCAACGAGACCATCGAGGCTACCGCCAAGGCGCAGGAGGAGTACGACAAGCGCACCGAGACGGTTGCGGCAGACGTGACCGGCAACATGAAGAAGCTGTCCGATGCCGTCGAATCCGTTGGCGGCAGCGACGAGGGCTTCAACTCCATCGTGGACGGGCTTGACGCCATCTCCGTCTCAGCGAGCGAGATGAACGACGTCGACATGAGCGGGCTGGCATCCGCGTTCGATGACGCTGGCGGCTCCATGGCAGAAGTCATTTCGACTCTCGAAGACGGCGGGGTCGTGATGGATACGTGGAACGACGCCCTCGAACAGGCGCCGGACGCCGCGCAGTACATGAGCAGCGTCACGGCTTCTGCCTTCCAGTCGATGTACAACATCGCGGGTCAGAACATCAACGACACCATGACCCTCATCGCCGGCCTCGACACGGTGATCGCCGACGTCGACGGGGAACAGGTCACCTTCTACATCGGTGACAACGGCTCCATCGTCGACTCAAAGGGCAAGGTCTACGACCTCAAGCGAGACATGAACGCGCTCCCCAAGCAGGTCTTGGTGAAGGTGCAGGGCGACAACAAGGACGCCGAATCCAAGATAAAGCAGACCGATGCGTCCCGCAAAAATCTCGATGGGAGCAACGCGAACGTCAGCATCACCGCGAGCGACTCTGCAACAGCGAAGATTGATTCGGTCGAGAGGGCCGCGAAGAGGCTCGACGGCACGACATCCACGACCTACATCAAGACCGTGTACAAGACCTCTGGCAAAAAGCCGGCGAACGCAGACACGCAGGCCACGGGCGGACTCAACAGCCGCCCCGTCATCCCGATGCACGCATCCGGCTACATAGCGACCGGGCCGACGCTCACCAACCAAGGATGGATAGGGGAGGACGGCATCGAGGTGGTTGCGAATTGGGCTACGGGTGGCGCTGTGGTGCCGCTCACCAACAAGCGCTACATGCTTCCCATCGCCGACGCCATTGCGGAAGGCATGGCAAGGCGCGACGTCGGCAACTCCGGCACGCACATCACCGTCACCGTCAGCGGCGTCGCCAGCCCGAACGAGGTGGCCGACGCGATAGCTCGCAGGCTCGGACCGCTCATGTCGCTTTAGGAGATATCCCATGGCAGACAAGACCTATGACACCCCAGAGGAGAAGCCGACCGGAAATGTCGGCAGCCTCTCAGTCGAAAAGACCAACGGAACGCGCTCGTTTCTCGCCAAGTGGAAGGTCATGTCGGCGCTGACGTCGACCAAGAACTCAGACGGCAAGAAGCGCACCGAAAGCCTCTCTAGGCAATGGATGATCGGCACGCTCTCCATCGGCAAGAGCGGCACCAAGAAGGGTTCGGTCAAGGGTCCGCGCGAGCGCCTCAACATAACCACCACCGAGACAGGCACCAACCTCTACAACTTCGTGAGCGAGTCGTCGCGCACCTACCATCGCGCAAGCGACTTCTTCCCTGCTCGCGGCAAACCGATGGCGAGCGGCATCACGGTCTCTGTGTGGTGCGTGAACCGCAAGGGGTCGGCAGACAGTCCCGCGACGGCGACCTATAGGTTCGAGAAGCCGGGCAAGCCAGCGGTGAGCGCGCTCAAGCAAGCCGAGGCCACCGGAGACGTGAGCTGCACCATCACCGCCTACGACGACTCGAAGACTAGACGGGAGCGCTACGACACGCGCTGGCAGATGCGCGTCTTCGACTCGCGCAAGAAGAAGTCCTCGACTAACCCCAAGGTCACCGAGGGCACGTTCACCGGCTCGAAGAAGACGATCAAGACTGACGTGGCGCAGCGCATGCAGCTCGGCTACGGCAACTACGTGCGCGTCGACGTGCGCGCGATGAGTCGCGGCCTCGCCGGCATGAGCGACGGCCTCGCCGTTGGCAAGTCCAGCGAGTCGAAGGCGTGGACCGCATGGAAGAGCCTCTACGTCAGCTACCCCAAGGCGCCGTCCGTGAAGTCGGTGAGCATCCCGAGCACCGGACCAACGGGGAAGGTCACCGTCAACGTGGACACCAACTCCACCACGTCGCATCCCGTAACGGGCATCAGGCTCGAGGTGCTGAGGAACAGCACGGCGAGCACGGCGTCGGGCGCGGCGGCGGATGGCGGCTGGGAGTCGACCGACATTGTTGACGACGGGAATTGCAAGGCCCTCGCGACCTCCGTGCAGGACGTCAGCAGCACGCGGGGGCTGCATAGCTGGGTCCGCGTCAAGTCGTGGAACCAGTTCGAGACGCTGTTCTACCGCTACAGCGCGCCAGTGGAGCTGTCGAAGCTCTTCATGGCAGACGAGACCGCTGCGGACGACGAGTGCGCCATCCTATCGGCAACGCCGACCAAAGACGGCACGAGCGCGAAGGTCATCATCGGATACGACAAGAAGGGCGGTGGTTCGCGCGACGACGCGGACGGCACCGAGGTATCTTGGTCGTCCGACCAGCACGCATGGAAGTCCACGGAGCCGCCTAGCACCTTCGAGGTGACGTGGAGGAACGCCACCGCCAACGACAAGCCCGGAGAGGACGGCTACCCATACAGGGACGAGTGGTACTACACGCAGACGGTGTTCATTCGTGGGCTCGAGCCGGGCGAGACCTACTACGTCAAGGCGCGCAGGTACAACGACGGCGAGAGCAGCGGGCGCACCTACGGCGCGTATGCCACTGCAGTCGAGGTCAAAAGCCCCGTCCCCGTCGCGCTGCCGTCCTCCGTCACGCTCTCCGCGCCCAGCTTCGTGGAGCGAGACACGGGCGTTCCGCTCACGTGGACTTTCGAGGGCGATGCGACGCAGACCGGCTGGAAGGTGCTGACAGGTACCGTCACAAAGACGACCGAGACGCGCATTGTGGACGGCCAGACCGTGAACATCGACATCTACCGCATCAAGGGGCAGGGCACGGTCGTCGCGCAGGGGACCGACCCCATGGGCGCCGCGAACGTCCCCGCGTCGTGGATGGCGGGGAGCACGTGCGCGAAGTACACGCGCGCTGACGGGACCGTCCCGCTTGCCGTCGCGGTCAGCACGGGCGGGGGATGGGCGACCTCGGACGCGGTGCTGGTCGGTCAGGCGGACAAGCCAAAGCTCGAAATCTCGGTTCCCGCGACCGTCGCGAGCCAGCCGATGGAGATGTCGCTGTCGTGCTCGACCGACGCCTCGGTGGCGATAGTCGTGCGCGCGGGCGGCGCGGGCTGCACGGCCTCCGGCGTCGGAGACGACCGCGATCAGGCAATGGGCGACGTCGTGTGGCAGACCGCCACCGACCCGGAATGGGCGGACGCGACGGCCACGTCTGCGAACATCGCGACCAACGACCCTGATTGGTGGGGCTACGAGGACGTCGGCATGGCTCTCCGCGTGCTGCCGGAGCGCATGGCCCCGTGCAACGAGGGCCTTGCCTACACCTGTTCCGTCTCGGGCGAGACGACGGGCGAGGACGGCACGTGGCTCCCCGGCATGGCGTTCCTGTCCGAGGACATGTCCGAGCTTTCGGCTCACATGGGGACCGGGACGTCGGTGACCGCCACGGCGCCGGAGGGTGCGGCGTATGTCGCGGCGCGCCTGTCCCGCGAGCTCGACGGCGAGCTGGCCTACGCGGACACCACCGAGATAGGCGACGAGCTGCTGGTCATGCTCGAGCAGGGTGGCTCCGCTTCCCCGTGGGTCGCTCCGGCGACCGACGCCCTCGGACGCCACGCGACCGTCCCGACTCCGATAGACCCGATTCCGCTCGACCTGCGCGACGGCGGCACCTACGTTGTGACGGCGCGCGCGACCGACCTGCTGACGGGCCTCTCGGGAGACGAGGTGACGGCGAGCTTCCGCGTGGAATGGGAGCATCAGGCGCCAGTCCCTCCCGACTCCGTGACCGTGACCCCGAGCGACACGACCGACGAGGACGGGGTGCGCACGCGCCAGTGCGTCATAGCGCTCGCGCCGCCTGCCGGCGCGCAGCCGGGGGACACGTACGACGTGTACCGCCTGACGCCTGACGGGCCGTACCGCATAGCGACGGGCGTCGCCACCGATGCCGTCGTGACCGACCCGTACGCCCCGTTCGGCGGGACCGAGACGTACTACCGCGTGGTCTGCAGGACGGCGAACGGCGACATGGAGCGTCGCGACTACCCGTACGAGCTTGGCGGGTCCGACCTGCGCATCGACTTCGACGGAGAGTACGTCGAGCTGCCGTACAACCTCGTGCCGTCCGACTCCTACGGCAAGGACTTCGAGGCACGGGCCAAGATGAGCGGCGACGTGGACGGCTACTGGAACGAGGCGGTGCAGAGGACGGCTGGCTTCTCGACCGACCTCATCCGCGTGTCCGAGCAGGCCAAGGCCGCTGCGCTCAGGCGTCTCGCGCGGCATGCCGGCGCATGCTTCGTGCGCACCCCTGACGGGTGCGCCTACCCTGCCGACGTGCAGGTCACCTCCATGCAGTCACGCTACGGCGCCGCCGCTCTCGCGGTGACGCTCGACGTGACGGAGGTATCCATGACAGACGAGTTCGGGGCGGTGGTGTCGTGATCGACTGGCAGGCTGGGTACCGCAGCGAGTGGAGGGTCTACCGGGTCTCGCGGGAGACATGGGCAGACGCGGGCGAGGTCCTTGGCGTCTCGTCGGTCCGCGTCGAGCGCAGCGACGACGGCGACGCCCCCGAGCTCGAGTCCGGCGCGCTATCGCTCGATATGGATCCGCTGGACGAGTTCGGCGAGGGCTACGTGCGCATAGCCATGGTGGCCACGCAGGGCGGAGAGACCGAGCGAGTTGACGTCGCGACGCTGCTGGCGAGCGCTACCGGCTCCGACGTGGACCGAAGCGTGGCCGCTACCGACGTGACGTGCCGCTCGGTGCTCCATCCCGCCGCGACTACGCTTCTGACGCTCGGGAGCTACGCACCGATGGGTGCCGATGGCGTGGCGTGGGCGGCTGGCGTGCTCCGTGCCTGCCTGAACGCCCCTGTCGTTGCCGAGGGCTCGTTCGTGCTCGACTCCCACTACGTCTTCGACGACGGCGCAAGCGCCCTCGCGGCGGCGTGGCGGGTGCTCCGCGCCGGGGGCCACACCATCCAAGTGGAGGGCGACGGGACGGTGCGAATCCTCCCGCAGCCCGACGAACCCGCGCTGGAGCTGTCGCGCGCGTCCGCAAGGCTGCTGCACAACGGCGTGCGGCGCGAGCTCGACTACTCCGACGTGCCGAACCGCTACCGGGCTGTGGAGAACGGCGTCGAGGCGGTGGCCGTCAACGACGATCCCGACTCCGTGACCTCGACGGTTCAGCGTGGTTGGGTGCGCGACGCGCCGCTGGATAGCAGCCCGCTGCGAGTGGGAGGTGAGACGCTCGCTGCCTATTGCGCGCGGCGCCTCGAGGAGGAATCGACGGTCCGCGACGAGCGCAGCTACTCTCGCGAGTGGTGGCCGGGGGTCTACCCCGGCTCGCTGGTGCGCGGCACCCTCGGCGGCGTGGGCCTCGACGGAGACCTCCGCGTTACCAGACAGACGGTGACGTGCGACCACGGGCTCGTGGTCGAGGAGACGGCAGGGCGGGAGGTGCATACGTGGGTCAGGACATAAGCTCCCGCGTCGCATGGTCGCTCAGGCGCGCCATCGAGGGCGTCGTCCGCAACGAGGCGAGGCCGTCCGAGGGCACGGCGAGGGTGGTCGCGACCGACGCGGACGGCACCGTGTGGGTGCGCCTACCCGGGAGTGATGTGGACACGCCGGCGAACGGCATGGTGACCACCGTGACCGCTCCGGGGCAGGAGGTACACTACCGGCTCGCGAACGGGCGCCTCTCTGTCACCGGCAACGCAAGTAGCCCCGCAGTCGGCGGGGCGTACGTCACGAAGGCGGTCGCCCCCGTGGCCGAGAAGGCGGACGAGGCGCTCGGCGAGGCCGCACGGGCCTTCGTCGCAGCAGACGCGGCGGAGGCCGACGCGCGGCGCGCTAACGAGGCGGCGAACGAGGCCGTCGAGGACGCCGCGACCGCGAACGCAGCCGCAGCACAGGCACAGGCCGACGCGACAACAGCGAACGCAGCCGCAGCACAGGCACAGGCCGACGCGACGGCTGCGGGAACTGCGGCGTCAGCAGCGCAGGCGAGCGCCACGCAGGCCAACACGGCGGCGAACGACGCGCTCACGCAGCTCTCGACCGTGCAAGACGTCGTGGGCACCGTCGAGTGGGCCGCGACCCACTCCGGTCAGGACATGGCGACCTACATCAGCAGCCACCTCGCGCTCACCGACGACGGGCTGTGGGTGCTCAAGGACGCTAGCGGCTACAAGGTCCTGCTGGCGAACGATGGGATGAGCGTCGTGGACCCGCAGGGGCACGTCGTCACCACGTTCGGCGAGTCCATCAGCTTCAACTCGTCCCGCCCGCAGTACATCGGCGGCGAGGACGCCCATATCAGCTACTACGACTCCGACGACGACGGCGTGCCGGACTCGATATACATCGGCGGCACTAACGTCGCCATCGGCGGCAAGACGCTCTCGCAGTTCACGCAGGCAATAGACGACGCCACGGCGGCGCGTCGATATGCCGAGGACGTTCCGATAGTGACGCTAAGTTCGACCAACGGCACCGTGTTCAAGCGCAACTCTGGGGTGTCAACGACGGTCGTTGCAACGATCTTCACACCTGCCGGACGCATCGATAATGCGACCGAGCTGCACAGGAGGTTCGGTGCCGGTGCCTACCTAGAGTGGGGCTGGCGCGATGTGGTTACGGACGCGGCACACGTGCTTGTCCTGTCCGACCCGCGCATCATCATGGACGGATTCGGGCTTGTCATAAGTCCTGACGACATAGATGCGCAGGCGGTCATAACATGCTCGCTCAACTACTGACAACTGGCAAGAAAGGGATAAGGCATGGCAGTTAAACATTCGGCTGAGGTGACGGTCTACGACGTGTCAGACGCCTACTCGGTCACGCTCACCAACGAAGCTGCGACGTTCAAGGCCACGAGCGACACGAAGATGGGGGCGGCTGGCACGGCGACCACCAAGCCGCAGGCGTTCATGGGAGCGGACGCGATTGCGTGCTCTGTAACGGCGGCAGACTGCGTGTGCAGCGACCCGACGAATGTGTCGGTTAGCGTCAACAGCTCCGGCGACCACGCGACGTGGCCGCTGCTCACCATTACGGTCGGCGCGAACGCCACCAGCGGTGGCACTGTCACAATCCCCGTCGTGATCGGCTCTGGCGATAACGCGGTCACTATCGAGAAGGTGTTCACGTACGCCATCTCACTCAAGGGCACGAAAGGCGATTCTGCGTACAACTACTTTCTCAACACCTCGCCGTCTGCCATCGTGCGGGCCGAGAACGGAACGCTGTCCGCGTCCTCCGTTGCGTGGAACTCCACGAGGGCGACCACGGGCAACCCAAGCGCTTGGTCGGGGTACGTGTGGAGCCACTACACCACGAACGGCTCGACTTGGACGCAGATAGCCAAGGCGACCTCGGCAGCGTCAAGCGGCACGGTCACCATACCAAGCGCAGCGACGGGGACGGTGGCTGCGGTCCGAATCACCTTGCATACGGCGGCGCCGACCGACGCGAACAAGGTCGACAGCGTGACCATCCCCGTCATAGACGCGGGAGCAACCGGACCGAAGGGCGACAGCATCACAGTCTCGTCGGTCGCCTATGCGTATCAGAAGTCGACGAGCGGCACGACGGTTCCCACGGGCACGTGGTCGGACACCCCGTTGGCACCGGACACGAGCAACTACGTCTGGACGCGCACCACGGTCACGTTCTCCGACAACAGCACGGCGGTCACCTACACGGTCGGCGGAAAGACTGGCACCAACGGCACGAGCCCAACCGTCACCAACTCGAAGACGCAGTACCAAAAGTCGACGAGCGGCACGGCTGTTCCAACCGGAACATGGAGCGACTCGGCTCTCGCGCCGGACGTCAACAACTACGTGTGGACAAAGACCACGGTGACCTACTCCAACGGCAACACCGCAGTCTCATACGCGGTTGGCGGCAAGGTTGGTGCCAAGGGAGACCCCGGCGACAACCCCTACACGCTCTCGATCACATCCGACAACGGCACGGTGCTCAAGAACAACACGGGCCAGACCACGCTCACGGCGCACGTGTATCAGGCCGGTACGGAGCTTTCTACCATGCCGTCCGGCCACTCGGTCAAGTGGTACGTGGACGGCACGCTCGCGGAGACGGACAGCTCACTCCCCGCCACATTCACGCGCACGGCAGCGCAGGTAGCGAACAAGACGGTAGTTTGCGCGAAACTGGAAGGATAGCACATGGCAGTCAAGGCGACCTACGAGGTCACGGTCATTGACCAGACCGACGCCAAGGATTTCGTCACGTGGTATCAGCTCTCGACAAGTGCCACCAAGCCTAGCAAGCCGACCACGACGAGCGCGAGCGCGACGCCGCCCGGATGGACCAAGGCCGAGCCGACTTACGACCCGTCGCAGGGCACGAAGTACCTCTACACCTGCCAGCAGCTCGTGTGGGGCGATGGGACGTGCGGATGGGGCGATGTACAGCTCTCAAGCTCCTATGAGGCAGCCAAGGCGGCGTCGAACGCAGCCGTCTCCGCAAGTGCCTCCGCCAGCGCAGTTGCAGAGGCGGTGGGCACAGTCGAGGCCCCGTACACCGAGGTCGAGTGGGTTGAGTCAGACGGCAAGGAGTTCTGCCAGCTCGACTGGGTCCCGTCTGCCGGATTCGGCTTCGACGTCGACTTCGAGCTGAAGGGCAACACGTTCGGCGGGTCGGCCAGCGGGATCATATTCGGCTGCCGGGACGGCGCGAACAGCCCGCAAACAGGAACAAACCGAATCTTCTCCACGTGGACGGACGGCGGAGCGAACGGGACCCTCCGGATTCCGAACTCCGACACCAGTTATCTGAACCGAGACGCCGGCATGTACACGGACGGCCGAAGGCAGCAGGCATCGCTCCGCGGGACCACGTACACGAAGCCGAACGGCGGCACCCTTGCCGTCGTCAACGCAGGAAAGAGCCCTGCGTGGGGAATGACGGTCTTCGCCGGATCCAACATGCCGACGCGACCGATGAGCTACGGGAACATTGAGTACTGGGCCAAGGTGCGAATCTACTCGCTCAAGTTCTACGACGGCGACGCGCTTGCAGTCGACCTCGTCGGTGCGGTCCGAAAGTCGGACAACGTCACGGGCCTGTACGACAGGGTCGCCGGGAAGTTCTGGGCATGTCGCGGGCTCTCCTGCGGCCCCTCGGTACGAGACCTCGGGACCCCCCGCACCATAGAGGACATGATTTCCCGGTCCAACGTCAGTCTGATGGACGGTCGCACGAAGAACACGCGCCTCTGGGTGGCCGAGGCTCCGACCCTTGGCGAGCTCGAGGACGGCCAGCAGATATCAATCCGCACGATGTGGAGCAACGCGAACGAGGCAAAGGCGACGGAGCTTGCCGGCTACGCCGACAGCGGCACGAGCAACAACTGCTACCTGAAGCTGGCCCTTTCTAGCGGAGATACCGACTGGGTGCCGATGTACTACTCTGGGGAGACCCGGCTGACGTCGCACTATGCACCCGGTAACGACGTCCGCCTGACCTACAGGGAGAACTCCACTAGGTCCGGCGCCTACCCGGTCCCGCGCGGATGGTGGGCAGACGCGAACTACGTCGACGGCAACACGACCTACACCAAGTACTCCGACACCGTGATAGCCGGCAAGAACGGCCTGAAGCGGTACACCCTTTGCATGAGGGACGACGCGGGCAACTGGACCTCCATCGTCAATCAGGCGAACAACGCCGGAGCCACGGGAAAGACCTGCTACACGGGGGGCCTGAGGCTCGGCGGCGTGCTCTACCACGCTGCTGGCGGCGAGTATGCGGCAGGCGCCAACAGCGGCGTTCTGTGGGAGTCCTACGGCGGCATCGACCTCCGGTACTCGGTCAACGGCGTCACCAACGCGGCGGCGACCACCACGCTGCAACTGCGCAAGCCGGTGTATCTCGTCGGTACCATAGGCGCGGACGACGGGCTGCTCTACCTCGACGCAAGCCAGTGGTGGACGCAGAACCCGAACGACGAGTCGAAGGCCTACGTGCTCGTCGGGACGGCGTACTCGAGCTACTACGCCATCTTCGTGGCGGCGGTCAACCCGACATATGTGGTTAGGGATGGCGAGCTGGTCGAGATCACGGACTCTCGCTTTGTGGACGTCAACGCGGAGCTGGTGCGCCAGTCGGGCAGCATCGCCCTGAAGGCCGACGCGAGCAACGTCTACACCAAGGAGGCGGCGAACGCGCTGCTCGAGGTCAAGGCGAACAAGGCCACGCTGACCTCCGAGATAAACGCGAGCGCCGACACGGTGAAGATAAACGCCGACCGTCTGAGCATCACGGGCGATGCGGTGTTCTCCGCCATCAACAACGACACTGGCACGACCAAGATTAGCGGCGGCAAGATTGACGCGACGAGCATCACCATTGGACAGTCTCAGGTGACCAACCTCACGACGGACCTCGCGGCCAAGGCGGACCAGAGCGACGTTGATGACGAGCTGGAGGCAATTCAGGACAACATCAACTCTTCCCGCAACTGGTACGCGACGTGCGACAGCGCCGCTGGTGACCCGAAGGTGGCGACCATCACTCCGGCTACGACCGACTTCACGTTGACAACCGGCGCGACCGTGAATGTCAGATTCGCCAACACGAACAGCCTCGCGGTCAGCTCGCTCACGCTTAACGTCAATGGAACCGGCGCCAAGAACATCAAGTACATCTACAACAACACCATCGCGAACCTCCCCGGAGTCGGGTATCTGATTAAGAACGGAACGTACCAGTTCGTGTACGACGGCACGTATTGGCAGATTCAGAACATGAACTACAATACGAACGACAACTACTACGACCGAGAGGCGTACAAGGCCGCGCTCGCAGCGTCCAGCGCGATATCGGCTGCTAGGATTGCCGTGCTTGGTACGGACGGAAAGCTGAAGCTGCTCTCCGCCAGCGCGTTCGACATCGCCGGTCCGGTGGTCTATGTCGGTACGGCGTATACTTCCGCCGAGGCCACGGCTGGCACCACCAAGACGAACAACTACACGTTCTGGGGGACCGCTTTCAACCTGACCAGCACGCATGCCATTGCTGGCGCAGCGGCGGGCAAGCCGGTCTATATCGTAGGCACGCTCTCTGGCAAGCTGTTCACCCCGAACAGCACCGTGCTCACCTGCACCGTGCCAAGCTCGTCAGATGGCCTCGTGTACATGCGGCTGGGCATCATGAGTACTGCGACCTACGCCGTTCTTGAGTCTCATCATCCGCTGTACATGTACTTCAACGGGGCCTTCCAGCAATGCGACCCCGCAACGGCAGACGCCGCCAAGACTGCCACCAACTACATCAGCATCGACCCGACGAACGGCATCCGCATTGCTAGTGCAAATCCTTCTACTGCCACGACCTACCAGCACCAGACGGCCACCGAGACCGAGTTCGTGGTGGATGGGACATCTCAGCTATGGATGGGCACCAGCGGTAATGTTGCGGGTATGCGCATCGGACAGGCATCACAGGGAAATGTCTACGCCAGTGGCGATGGCTATGTTGACGTGCGTAACAGTTCGACGGTTATGGCCCACTTTGGATACGGGGAGGGCAACACAGGGAGCGGCACGTCAACGGCACCGTACTACACGCTTGGCACTCGCAAGACCACCACGACTGCGTTCAGCACGTCCAGCACGTATGAGGTAGGCGACCGCGTGCTGTACGGCTCGGTGGAGTACGTCTGTCACAGTGCGGTCACCACGGCTGGCGATTGGACGGGCACGTTGAACTGGTGGGTTGCCATCGGAAACTATTCTGTTGCCGAAGGGAAAGACGTCATAGCATGCGGGGCTTTGTCTCATGCTGAGGGCCGAAACGTCATCACTATAGGTGTGCAATCTCACGCAGAGGGCGGATACGGCGACTTCGCTTACGGGTATCCGACAATGGCGGTCGGAATCTCGTCCCACGCGGAGGGCGGCGGCCCGATTAGTAGAGACGGCGACGTAGTTACTGGCGGCGGAACCCAAGCCATTGGAAGCTCGTCTCATGCCGAGGGTTCGGGCAGCGTTGCAAGCAACTCTTATAGCCATGCCGAAGGATATAGCTCAGTCGCAAGCGGCATTTATAGCCATGCCGAAGGATATAGGTCAGTCGCAAGCGGCTCTGGTAGCCATGCCCAGAACTCCAACACCATCGCCGCAGGCAAAGCCCAGACTGCCATCGGAATGTACAACGTAGAGGATACCAACAACACCTACGCCCTCATAATCGGCAATGGATTGCCAGATTACGACCGTTCCAACGCTCTTACGGTAGATTGGTCTGGAAACGTTGACATGGGGCCGCTCGTGCACGCGGTTGGAAGCACTGGCTCAGATATCGGTCTTATTGCCGAATGTGAAGACACTGACGTACAGGTGAGGCTGGTTGTCGGAAGCGGCGGCACCAACCACGGGGTTTATTCGGACAAGCTGGCGAAGTGGCTACTTCACGGAGACGCAAGCAACGTCTATCTAAACGGCAAGAACGTCAGCAGCGTGGCAAAGAACAGAGTCTTCGCCTCTCCCAACGGTTCTACCGGCGAGGCGTCGTTCCGTGCTCTTGTGGCCGCAGACCTCCCGACCGTGACCATAGCCAAGGGCGGCACGGGCGTCACCGAGCGTCAGGAGTCCACCGTCACGGTCACAACGGCCAATGCGACGGCGTATAACAACGTCAATTACTGCTGGCACAACGGCATCGTTGGCTCGGTGCAGCTAGCGGTCGACCTCAAGGCGGCTCTTGCCAACGGCTCCACTCTCGCCATCGGCACCGTCCCATCGGGCTACCGTCCGCCACATGCGGTCTACGGATCGTTGTACACGACCGGCACCGTGGTCACGGGCAACATCTACGCATCGCTCAACTCAAGCGGCACCATCACGCTCAACAACAGGAGCGGCGGGAACATAGGCACCAATACGAATATCTACATGTCGTTCACCTACGCGATGTAAAGGAGCAGCGAGATGGACCCTCGTTACATTGTCATCGAGATTCAGACGAACTCGGACAACACGATCGGCACGCAGGTTACCAGCTTCGTTGACCTGCCACACGCCGAGAACAAGTACCACTACGTCCTGTCCGCAGCGTCGGTCAGCAAGAAGCCCATCCATGCGTGCGTGCTCATGGACGCCGAGGGCTCGGTTCAGAAGTCCGAGTTCTACCTGCACGAGGAAGAAGAACCCGAGCAGAATGAGGGCGAGTGATGGACCTCACGACCGTTCTGGACAAGCTGCTGCTCCCTCTTGCCCTTCTGGCCGGGCAGCTATGGCTCAACGCCAAGTTCAAGGAGTCCGAGGAGAAGCGTGACAAGGCGCGCGCCGAGACCGACGCGAAGCGTGCTGCCGAGGCCGAGTGGCGCGACGGCATCGACAAGCGGCTCGACGCCATGGACAAGCGGCTTGACGACGTGCAGGGCGAGCTCGACCGCTCGGTGTCGCAGCAGGCTGTGCAGATTCGCTCCGACATCGTGCATAAGTGTCACCGCTACCTCGATGACCTAGGCAGGGCATCGTCGGAGGAGAAGGAGACGCTGAACGACGCCTACAAGCAGTACTGCGAGTTCTGCGCCGACTTGGAGGTCGAGAACGACTTCATCGACCTGCTGGTGCAGCGGGTGATGGAACTGCCGGAGCGAGAGGTGTAGGTCGTCACACTCGCTTGGGAGACCGAGAAAGGAAACCATTATGAACATGAATTACGTCCTTCCCGACAACATCTACGACGCCATCAAGTTCATCGTGACCGTGGTAATGCCCGCCGCATCGGTCGCGTATGCGGGGCTGGCTGGCATCTGGGGCTGGCCCTACGCAGACGAGGTGACGCGCACCATCGCAGTCGTGTACACGTTCCTCTGCGCGATCATGGGCATCAGCTCCTACACCGCAAAGCCCCTCCCGATGGAGGAAGCGGAGGAGGTGTAGCTCATGGCTGGCAGCATCAATGCGGCATGCGAGTGGATGCGCAAGGCCTGCGAGGACTGGTCGGTCGGCTATGACCAGTCCAACCGTCAGGCCGTGTACGACGGTGGCGAGACCGACTGCTCCGCGCTGGTCCTCTGGGCGCTCCGCAAGGCGGGCTTCGACACCGGAAACGCAAGCTACACCGGCAACATGTCCTCGAACCTCACGGCGCGCGGATGGAAGCGCATCGCCTTCTCCAGCCTGTCGCAGGTGAAGGCAGGCGACATCCTGCTCAACGACTCCTATCACACGGCCATGGTCATCAGCGGAAGCGGCACCACAGCCAAGCTGGCGCAGGCGTCCATAGACGAGCGCGGTCGCGCGTCTGGCGGCAGGGCTGGTGACCAGACCGGCAACGAGACCAACATCCGCACCGTTTACGTTTACAGCCACGGCTGGGACTGCATCCTGCGGTATGCGGGCGGCGAGAGCGGCGCGCTCGACGTGGACGGCTACCTCGGGCCGCAGAGCGTCGCGGAGTGGCAGCGGCAGCGGAAGCTGACGGCAGATGGCGTGGTGAGCGGCCAGCTCTGGGAGTGCGCGGAGACGTACCCGCATCTGA